GCATAAGTTTTTCACGAATTTCCTTGTCTTTCAATTTGGTACATTTTTTATAATGATTCATTAATCGTATTGTAGTCAAATCAAACTCTTTAACTCGAGCAAACAATTCATGTTCTTTTCCCCAACTACCCCAAGAATATTGATGAGATAATATTGAAGTGTTTGGTGTAAGTACTCTTTTTCCTTTTGCACCAGAAATAAACATTAACAATCCACACGATGCAATCATTCCCATACCAACTGTACGTATCGGAATACTTGAACCCATCATTACATCAAGTAACGCAAAACAAGCATTCAAATCACCGCCAGGAGAACAGATCCCCAAAGTCAACTCTTTGTGTTGTTTTTCTTTAGCAAAATTGGCTGCAATAATCCAATTAATTATCGGATTCATTGATTCCATTGTTACATCTCCCATAAACACATGAAATCCTCTCTGGAACAAGTCTGAGCTCGGATCTGTTGTGCTTTGTGGTTTTTGTCCTTTTTCTTCATCTTCTGTCATTTTTTTCCTTTCAATAATTTAAACATATCCCACGTAAGGATCTTAAAATCGTTTCCGTCATCATCGGAATATTCAGCAACATTTTCCTTATCTATCACTTCTTTATCAGATAAGTCTGGCATTACTGTTACCGTTCTGGTAGCCATCTTTCTTTCTCTACGATAATCTCTCAGAGAAATGTTTGCAGCGATCACAAGAACAACTGCAAGGGGATCAAATACAAAGATAAGAAGTATGATTATCCAACGAACAGCGGTTTCCAATTCACTAGCACTAACTTCATCATATAACATTGAAGCAACATATTTTATTGGCCCTGTCTCCACTTCTGCAAGAGATAGATTTGTTTTCAATTCATACTTCTCATCCATCAGTCCATCTATTTCATTTTCTAATCCTTGTATTTTCGTTTTCAAAAGATTGGTTTCATTATCCATTGCACCAATCTTGGCCAATCCTTTTGAAATAGCACCAAGTTCAATGTATCTCTGAAGTGCTTGGTCTAAAGTATCTAATCTTCCTTGATATCTGCCTATCTGAACTTGTCGTTGATTTACTTTTAGTTCAATTCGTTCTATCCGTTCTTCCATCAATGAAGTAGGATTGGATTGTGTAATATGCGCTCGTGATAAAAACCCAAATATACCTAGAGAGGTTATCAGCATCAATACAACTACTGCTACAATGAAATAAGTTTTCATTATAACAGGACATTTTTTCCAATTAGTAAATGTCCAAGATGCACATATCAGTTTGCCTATTTCAAGGACAATTCCCATTATCATAATTGCGGTTGTGGCTCCTGCAAAAATTGCCATCAACCCAATTATTGAATACCAGGCCGCAACTGTGCTTATGGCAAGTGCAGTCAGCAATGTTAGTAATCCGAAAAACATTTGTCCTCATCCGAAAAACTCTGAAAGATCTGAGATATGTTCAGTCTGCCAACCAATGGCCGACATAACTGTTGACATGGGGTCGATAAACGATTTCTGAAACATCTTATCATAATCAATGAATTGTTCTAACTGTAACTCAGGTGGCAACTGATTGAGAATAGCAATCACTTCTCCACCAGTAGTATTTGGTTTCTTGAGATATGCAAACTTTATCTTTTCACCATCTTGTATCAATGGATAATCATTTGTTAATTTCTTGTCTTTTAGAAGTTTGTTATAAAGTAATGCCCCTTTTACATGAATTGGTGAACCTTTAATATACAAATGGGCCACATCATGATATTTCTTTATTCCCCGAACAGAACGTGGAAAAAATATATCTTCTGCTTTTAATGTCTGAAACTCTTCTCTAAACTTATCAATATAATTTATCGCATCTTCTTCTGTACCATTCATGATAATATCAAAGATTCCCTTCATTTTTTCTTTGCACGCTGCAGGAGTAGAGGATCGAACTGATTCAATTCCCATAACTTTGAGTTGTGGTTTTTCGTATCGAACACCTTCTGCATCATACACATTCATAATGTAACGTTTCTTTGCAGTCCAAAGAGCTTTGTCTGCAATATTTTCACGTTTCATTACCATCTTTTGGTCATATGCATTTACATATTCCGCAAGTTTCTGATAAGATTTATCTATGATTTTTTCCATTTGTTCAGAACAAACCTTGTCTAAAAAATCAACTACCTTATTCTTATCATCAATCGTATCTCCATAAATCTTTTTTACCAAATCATCCATGCAGATATAAACCGAATCTGTATCAACTGCCACAACATAATCTTTTTCTTCTTCTGGTTTAAGTAGTTCGTTCAGGTATCGATTGATCTCTTTTTCAATCCATTTAATTGAAAGTTGTCCAGATGTTGTAACTGCCTCTGCAATTCGTTGGTCAAAATATCTAAAATGTTCATTTCCCATTGCACCAAAAGCAGAGTTAAGCGTTGTCTTTAAATTGTTCTGCATATTATGATACTTGGAAATCAATTTATATAATTCTACTCTCTTGTCTCCATCCTTTTCCTTCTCCAACTTTTTCTTGGTTGCAATCATCTTTTTCTTATACTTTACACGATCATTATAAATCTGTTGCATCATCTCTGGTAGAAATCCTTGTACATCCTTTCGATAAAATTCATTGTTTGGAGTATAAGTAAGATTATATTTTTCCAAACTATCCAATGATTGTGTTTGATCCAATAATCCACTCACACCAGGCCGGTCATCTTTAATCTTTTGCAGTTCTTTTGGTAACTCATCCGTAATCAATGTCTCAGGGCTGAGATTGTACTGCATTATGAGATGAGGATACAGAGAGTTCAAATCAAAATTCACTACCCATTCATGGGCTCCAATTATTGGTTCCTTAACAAATGCACCTTCAAAGTTTGAAGATTTACTAGAATGTTTCTTTGGAGGAATAACAATTTTCTTCCTGAGAAGATTATTGAAAATTAATGTATCCCACATCCGAACTTGGCCGAATGTATTTCCGTAATTCACTTTGCAAAGATATGCAAGTGCAACTATCATTTCAAGTAATTTTAATTTACTATCTAACTCTTCAACTAATTCTACATCTTTGATATTGTATTCTATGAACTTCTGATAATCGTTTTTGTAAAGAAGATGAAGTGAACCTTGTTCAGAATAATCAAGTTTTCGTTCTCCAAGTTCTATAAATGCAATATGATCAAGTCGATATGACTCTTGATTAGTATAAGTAAATTTACGATACATTTGTAAATAATCAAGTGTTTCCACACCAATTATTTCATAGGCTTGAAGTTCTTTCCCACCCATTCCAAACATTGTATATTCATAAATCTTTTTCCAAGGCGAAAGTAATCGGTATGGATTTTTCTTTTCATCAAAGAGCCGTTTTGCACGATTAACCAAATATGGAATATCAAATGTTTCTATGTTCCATCCTGTAACAATATCTGGTGATTCCTTATCCCACATTTCAAAGAACTTTTGAAGTAATGCTCTTTCACTATCAACCCGAAAATAGAAAACATTTTCCCTATCATGAACAAATTCACCTCTACCAAAAACATAACACTTACGATCTATTTTTAACGTAATTGCAGTTACTTCTTCATTTGCAGTTTCGATGTCTGGAAACCCATTCTCAGAGCCGGTTTCTATATCAAGATATGCAATACGAATCTGTGAGAAATCATAATCAATATGTTCTTCTGGAAAGTATTCTGCAATAAAAGAAAACTCAAACTTATCATTGCCGTAAATATTGAAGTTGTCTACTTCTTTATATTTGGCAATAAATTCCCTACACTCTTTCATGTTGCCAGGTTGAATTTCTCCAACTGGTTTTCCTTCAAGTGTCCGAAATTTAGTTTTTTCTTTGGTAGGAATATAGAGTGTGGGTTGATACTCTACACGATCTTTGAATCTTTGGCCATCGTTGGAGATGCCACGAAATAAAATATTATTTCCTAGGCGGTGTACATTGGTATAAAAACTCATCTATTCTTTTTCATCAAAATTGTGGTATTTAATATAGTTCACTTTTAACTTATCTAACTCATTATAACATATTAAGATGTGTTTGTCAATCCAATTCTTTCTCCTGTTAAATTGTCCTATAACAAATAAAAATTGCAAGTAAATAAGCCACACATATTTCATATTCTCCCCCCCTTATCTGAGAAGACCCTTTTTATAAGTAGTCTTTCCCTTAACTCTTAGAGCTGTTAGAGTTATTCCACGATTTGTTCCATCTTTCTTATAAGAACAATGAACCCATCCACTATTAGGATTTACACCATCGTAGAATTCTAAAATGAGCTGATCAAAATCTAGATGTTTTGCAATCCATTCTGCAAGATCTGGATTTGATATTCGTGAAGATTCAAAGTCTGCGGCTTCTCCATTACAATGTTGGCTCGTTTTAGACCCGCCCACTTTTGCATTTAGTGCAGGGGAACGATACCCACTATTGATACGAATTGGCCCGAACTCATTCCGAACTGGTTGTAATATAAAATTACAAAGATTTACCAGATTAATAACGTGTCCTCTGGTAGCATCATTTGAAATTCCTAACCGATCTGCGGTGGAACTTTTTATCATTTCTGGATATGAAAAATTCTTAGTTAAATATCCATTGTATGTTTCTGCCATAATGTTCCTTTACTGTTTTCTAATATCAAATGACCCTGTAGATGGATCAAATTTTAAAACAACTTTCATCTCTATTGGCATAACATTGCCATCTTTCATCTGTACAGGAAGTTTGCCTTCTACTGCACCTTTAAGAGCATCTTTTGCATTCTCAAATACATGAGATTTGTCGCCTTTTATAATTTTATCTAATTCTTTTTTTGCGTTGTCTGGAAGTATATCATCTAACATTTTTTCAACGTGTTCTTCTGCTAGATCTTGCGCCTTATCAACTACTAATCCAGCAACTACATTGAATAACATTCCTGCAAGTGGTAACATAATTTTTCTCCTACGAATAATTAAAAATAAAAACCCCCCACTAAAGTATATATTAGTGGGGGGAAGAGGTGTGTTACTTCTTTTTATGTTCAATCACATTTGGTGTTGTGATTGGAACAATACGTGGTTTCTTTTCTTCTGGAACCACTTTTTCCAGATTGATGTTCAGAAGACCGTTTTGGAACTCGGCTCCGTTGACAATCATGTCATCAGAAAGAGTCCAATTTTTAGAGAATGTCCTTCTGGCAATTCCCCTATGAAC